AACATATCACGTTTGCTTGTCTTTTGACGGCTTAGTTCATTCATAACATTTAAAGGTTCGTAACTCCAACTAGGAACAGTAAGCATTACGGGGTTAACCTCAAACGCTTCAAATGCGCTACCTTCTTCGATTGTGTAAGTTCCGAAAGGGCAAAAATATTCAGATTCTAAAAAAACAAGAGTATTTGTATCCCACCTATTTAACTCATAGTTATAAAAAATATCAAAAATTTCCGCATATACAGGGCGTCCTCCCTCATCAGAATAATAACTTGGTATTATTTCCGTTATAGGCTCTTCACCAACTAACTGATAGGTAACAAGGATTGAGTCGCACGTTTCAGATTCTTGTTGTGTGAAATCAACGCTTTCAATGTAGACTAATGGCGATTCATACAGCGACCTAACAAGCCAATTCTGTACTGCAGGTTTTATCCAATCACTATTTAGAATTAACCTATCAGTAACTTCTTTCAAATGCGTTAAGTGTTGACCGTTAGCAATTGCATAATTATAACCACTATCCGACCATTGACCTAGTGTTGATTCGTGCATTATAGTCTGTATATCGCTTTCACTAATCGAATCCAACTTGAAAGTATAAGCATCCCAAACACCGTATTTATTTAACCAAACAAGTCTAACACTTGGATAGCGTTCGCATTCTCTATCAATGTAGAATCTGAATGTTTCGGACGTGCTTAAAAGACCAGCTATAAAGACTTCATAATAGTAACAGTTATCAAACGAAATACCCGTTAATTCTTCAATCAAAGCTACATTTGGATTGATAACAAACAGATTTGAACCGAAAGCAATAGGTAAAGATGTGTTGGTTATTTCATTCCCACTAATATCGTATAAATAAACATTTACACCAGTAATGTTGTTGTTTGTCATCATTCCGAGATAACAACTATCTGTACTCCTAACAAACATTTTCTCACTCCTTGGGAAATCTGTTAAAAAGTTTTTAAAATTAGTTCCATCACTATTCAAAGTATAATCGTTCCAATCCCAACTTAACCAAACGTCAGTTCTTAATGAACCGTTAAACGCTCTTAATTCTGTACTTGTTGCTGTGTCGTGTGTTGCACCCGTATAATACTCGGTAACTGTTATTTGATATTCGCAAATTGAATTAAAATAATCCGTTGTAATTTCACTCAAAGCAAGTATTGAACTTGTTAAGCGTGCCTTTACAACCTCGCTACAATCAAACCTTGCTTGACCTACATTCGTATTGTAAACTTCGTGTTGTGAAACGAATACACCGTTAACTTCTACATCAACAATATACTTGAAATCCGCTTCCGTTCCGTGGTCTAACGAGTAGAAAACGAAATTTAAAGGGTTATAAACGGGGCTGAACGGCTGAGGCTCAGATATAAATAGTACACTCATTTTGCTAATTTATTAAATTTTGCTTCAAACTGCAAACCAGTCATATCTTCTAACAGCTTTGCGATGTCATTTAGTAGCGTTTCGTTGATTACGTTTGCTGTAATATTACGGGGTTTAATACCTTTTTGTTTGATGTTGTAACTTATCCCGTAAGCGTGACCGATTTCAACACCGTACGCTTGTTGGATAGCTTTTGCCATATTAGGACTTACTGTTGGCGTTTTGAATTTATAAATCGAACCTTGCGAATTAGATAAACCGTCAACTCCTTGGTCTTGGAATTTATAATAAAAATCCGCTCTAACTTCAAATGATAGCGAACCCGTAGGAAAATAAACAACTGATTGCGCCAAACCTCCTAAATTGTGAACGTTCTTTCTAACGTAGTCAGATAGTTCGTCTGTAACCAATTGACCTATTGTAGTAACCAATTTCTCGTAGTCGCTTAACGGCTCATTGCTTGCTATTATCCCTAAGTCATCAAACGTTTTCATTCAATTGTTCTTTTCGTTTCTCGTTAAAAAAATGCAACCAAAACAAAGTTGTAACATACGGCTGTTTTGTTACTTCTTTGATTGAAATCCGCATATCTTCCGCAACTTGTACCACAATCTTTGTCCATAAGTACCACTCATTTCTTTCTGTTGCATCCTCATTGTCGCTATCGCTCTCGCTGTCTTCACTCCCATTATAGCCAGCTTCCGCTTGTCTAAGTTGAGCAAAAAAAAACCTTGAAAATTTAGATATTCTTGCCACGGGAAATGTAATCTAAATAATTCTTCTCGTTCGCTGTTTGGATTTATTACTTTGCCTTTTTCCTCTTGACAGTATTCAAGCCCCTCCTCAACATAGAAGATAGCTAACAGCTTTTGTGGTTCGTTTAGTAGTTCTGACTTACTCATATTTTTTAAGTCAATAATTTGACCTGTTGACCAGTGTTGTCTGTTGGTGCTAAATGTGTAAACCTTACCTTGTATTTCAATTCGTTCTGTTGGATCGGATTTCTTGTAAGTCGAAAGCAAATCAATGTAATGATTTGAAATCCTTAGTACATCTTCAACGTGTGATTTCCTAACCTTAGATAACATTTCGTCACGAAAGATAGAAACAACCTTAGCTCTAAATTCTAAGTTATCTAGTAACTCATCAAGTTTTACGTCTGCTGTTACTAAGTTCTGCCATTTGGCTAGTTGGTCTATTCTCATATTCTTGCAATGTAGTATTGTCCTTTTGTACGTTTCGTCTTGTGCGATTGGTTCGCCAAAGATAGTGAAATTACGCTATCATCGTGCATTCCTTGGGGTGCTGAATATTGCACCTTTCGAGTATTTGGATTGTAGATGTAAGTAAAGTTTTCTAATTCGTCAATTAACCAATCTATGTTTAAAACTTTGATTTCCTTATTCTCAAACGCCACCGCTAAATCTTCAATCATTATCGGTTTACTTGAACTACTTGTGACGTGTGGGTAAACTAAGTTTCTGCATTTCTTTTCAAGTAGTTCGTAGAATACATCCCCTTGGTTGTTTACCTCAACGGCTGTCATACAATTGTACTTAACAATCTTTTCAGCTACCTTATCGATTATTGTACTCCATTCTGTTTGCCTCCAGCGTTCACAAAATACCATTTCCTTACGTTCGTTGATTACCGTTAAAACCGTATAGTCATCCGCCCTTCCGATATCTAAACCTCCGTAATTTTTACCACTTACGCCAACTCCAATACACTCCCTAACGTTTCTAAATATTCCCGTACCACCGTCAATAAATTCTGCTAAGTATTCTTGCTTAAATACGTGGTCAGGTAGTGACCTTTTGCGTTCGTCAATCTCTCGTGGGTCAATCATAGGATTATCATACGAAGTGAAACTAAACGACTTGTAACGGTCGTCATAGTTGCATTGCATAAATAAGCTATGAAAGTGATTCTTACCTTTGGGAGTTGAAATAAACAACACCTTTTTACCTTTAACTAAAACCGTTGCACTAAGCACCTCATCCCAAAGTTCACGCCTTGTAAAAGCCATCTCATCAACTATAAGGAAATCGAATGTATTACCCCTTATATTATCAGGACGTTCACCACTAAAGAATTGAATTGTACTACCTAAGCCTTGTATAAGTAATTCAGATTTATTGTAGCTAAATATTCCGCTGTTTTGTGTGTACTTCTCAAAGTCACTAAACACTTTCTTTGATTGCTTATAAACGGGGGTAACCCACGCTATATTGCACCCTTTGTGGTTAATTGACCAGTACAGCATTTGGTTAATACCAAGCATTGACTTACCAAACTGCCTGCCAATATTTAAGACGTAATACTTAAACGGCTCATTGTTAATAGAGTTATGTATTAATCGTTGAGTAGAGTGTGGTTTATAACCTTTGATTGTTGACATTAGACATCGAAATCGAATCTTTCTACAACTTTTGTTTCAACTTGTTGTCGGTCGTGCATTCCAAATTTATTCTTTGCATAGAATATTCCTTTACCTTCATTCGCTACAATATCCTTTCCTAACGCTTGGAATTTATCATCCATGTTTTTTATAGTGTGACTTTTTTCACTTTCTTCATTAAGCCATCTATACCAACTTCGTCTTTCTAAAAGCACCATTCCTTTCTTCATTGGAATCCAAATTCTCAAAAAATAATCAATAGTGGGAATGTGTCTATCTGGAACATCCACAACTTCTCCCTTATTAGAAAGTGTTGGTTTTGTATTAGATAAACATTCTAAAACATAATCCCAAGATAAGTCTTCTAATTCGTCAACAACTTCTTGAGTCTTAGCCATTACAACAAACTAAAAGTGATTATCATTCCAATAATTGCCACGATTACAACGATAGCCGACATTACACCGTCTAATCCGTCTTGTTTTTGATTTTCCATTACTTACAATATTTAATATAAAACGTATAAGGTACTACTTTCATTTTCGCAAGTACCCACAT